ATGCTGTCAATGGTAGCTATCCGGATAGTGTCACTACCCACCTCAACCTTGAGACCATTAGCCAGGGCTTTCTTGTAGAACCATTGAGCTCGTTTAGGAGCTGAGCAGGATACTATCAGTATCAATAAGGGTAGGATATATCTCATAGATTTTGTAGCATTGCTATCATTCGAGGGCATGGGTAGATATCACTCTTATCTTTACGCACGCTGTTGTGTGTATAGATGCCTGGAGTCCCTTTGAAGGCTTCCGTATCAATGGCAAAGATCTCTTTGCGGTATTCCTTGGGTATGTTATAGGTCTCGCATAGGTACACCAATAACTGCCGGGTGCTCTCAATCTGTGCATCCGTGTACTTGTGCCATAGTACAGTACCTTTGAATGGCTTATCCAGGACCATTACCTCTGAGGGGTCCATGATACCCTTAACATAGTTCATGTACTTACCATTAACCAACCGAATAGGCCCCCAGTTGCACACCTCAATACCTACGCTCAGCTTGTTGAGGTTCTGATATCGAACCCCATGAGGTGCAAAGTCTTGCCCATCAATGCCAAGGTGGTAAGCCCAGTGCTTAGAGCTGAAGCATTGCACTATTGTACCCTTGTTGCCGATAACAAAAGCAGTAGCAATACGCTCTGCATTGCTTTGCCACCATCGTGATACCGCTACAGCATCACCATTGCCAGCTGTATGGTGCAGGTATATCTGTGTTTTTTTAGACTCCTCCGGAAAGTATTGGTTTTCAGATAGGCGTGCCTGTAATATCTTCGTTGTGTCTAATTTCATCGGTCTCTTTTTTTATTTCCTTGACTCTTGAAAACAGGTTTTTCATGGCCTGCCATAGATCAAGGCCCTTAACTGCTTTGTAATTCTCATTGATACTGACCACCTCAACGGATACCAGGATCAGTGAGAGTATTTTAGTCAGCATCAACGGCACTGAAAAGAACGTCAACACAATATCATTTAGGATGAAATAGTCAATGAGATAGAATAAAATCACGGTTATCTCATAGAGTAACATCTTACTAATGACAGCAGACAACTTACGTGAGCTAATTGGTTGCTTGAGTTTACGTGCCTTCCATACTCCTGTAATGGTATCCACTAAGATGGCAAACCCTATCAGGAACATAAGCCCACTAATAGGCATAAAGAATGCACTAACCATGCTCAGGTAGATGGGCCATTTAGACTGAAACGCTGCCAGTAATATGGATAGTTGAGTTCTCACAGTATTAGGATGCTGTTATTGTACCCATTCTCACGGAAGTTACCACACATCCCTGTGCAAGTCAACTGCCAAGGAGTGATGCACTCACAGGTAGCAAACATAGGCCGAAGGTCTGTATCCGTATTGAGTGCTGATATAAAGATTGGGAATAGGTTTTTGTTAGCTAACAACCAACGGATAAGCCTCTGCTCAAAGAAAGCAGCCTTCTGTGCATAGTGCTCCATGCCGAATGCTACCTCACCACGTGATACGCTTGCAGAGTAGTCACCATTCTGTGTTTGCAGTCCTTTATTTTTCAACTGATAGCTCAACCCGAATACTGCATCCTCTGCTGATCTCCATGCAATGACAGGCTGAATGAACTCAACTAGGTCAATCTCGTCATTGGTCAAGGTCTGAGCATTGTAGGCAGCCAATAGATGGTTGTAGAATGTAGTGCCAAGGATAGGCTGTATCCTAAGAGCTGACTGAGTAGCTATGTATGGGGTCACATCCGTTACATCCACGTTGGCAGTGATCGGTGTGTTGGTCTTGAGGTAGTTTTCAGTTATGAAGTAAAGCATTATAATATCGGTGTTTGAGCAGCAGCGGCTTGTGTAACATCTCCACCCTCTACCGGAGGCAATGAGGCAAGGGCACGTATCTCGTTAATGGTCATGGTCTCGAGCACTTTGGTAGCAACCAATGGGCTCAAGGTATTCAATGCATCATTAGTTTTAGAAGTATCACCTTCAAGCTCCACAATAGTCTCGTTGATTATTTGGAAGTTGTTAATTGTAAAGTGAGCAGGCAACTTAGCAATGCCAAGGAGCTCATTGAAGATAGTCTCTACCTGGGCACGTATCTTTTTGACTACGTTTTTCTCAAAGATTACATAAGCCTGTTTAATATCCGAGCCACTACCCAAGGAGCCTGTGGTTCTAACACCCATAAGAATAGGGTCAATAGTATGAGCAAAACAAATCTGCTCAGTATTAAGGGCAGATGCCTCATGAAATAGCTTATCATTTGCGTTGGTTGGTAGTGCTTCTATTTTTGGTAACTGATCCTGGCTATTGGCAAAGAATGCAACAGCTTTTCCTGCGTTCTGTGCTCCTTTCAGCCTGTCAATAGTCTCCTTGATCATGTGCTTCTCCTCCTCCGATTGTGGTCTCTTTGGGAACATCATAGCAAAGGATGGGAAAATGCTGTTTTGAATGTTACTCTTGGCAAAGTATGAGAGCTCACCGCTTAGGAAAGCAAAGTTTAACGCTGATGTATACTGAGGTAGTGGGTAGTAATCCTGTCCAACGGAGTGAACCTCATAGCAATAGAGCTGACACTCATCCTTGCAGGTCATGTGGTAGGGCTTAATCTCTACAATATCCAACCTTTGGCTCCAGTCATTGCTTAGATAGTATTTTTTCTTGCATCGTGATACCCTTACCTTCTCAGGGCTTACGTTGTACACCTTGGATAGCTTACCTTTCTCATTGAAAACAAGCTTGAAGTAAATCCGATTGTGCAATATCAACTGCTGAGTGACCGCCTCAACGGTGTGCTTGAGTTTAATCTTACGCTCCCATGTGTACAGGTCCACCTTTTCCTGTGCTGTTAGCTTCTCAGCATCCAAGGCATAGCCTCCACCGATAACTGCATTGGTCTTAAAGTCCACAATAGCACCGTGCAGGGGTGAACTGAAGTACATTTGATTGAGCACCTCCGGATATAGGTTGCCCTCTCCAAAGTCTACCCAGTTACCTGCTGTCCATCGGCCATTGACGTAGGGCAAAGTTAAGTTACCTCTACCAACAGGTAGGAATGGGGTGCTGAAAGCCTGGTATCCTTCCACTACGGTAGGACCCTGCTCTTTTTTTCTGCTAAATATATCGTACCAAGCCATAGGTTATGTGTATACGGATGAAGGTGCAGGTCCACTAACTACCATCCTACCCTCCTCAATGACTTGACCAGTGGTCTGTGCAATGGTTAAGGGCAGTACAAATGGTCCACTCTTCTCATATATCTCATAGGTGTATTGTCCTACAACAAGGCTGAGGTCAGTGGGCTCTGTTAGTGAAAATAAATTGTACCGCTCCGGATACAATGATGTATCAGCAGCAGTAAATAGTATCTGCGTGCCTGTGTTAGTATCAAATTCGTTGGTAAACACAAAGAGGTAACTCGGGCTGGACACCGTTGTTACCTCTGTAAGTGTTAGTACTATTTGGTTACTTGAATTTTGAGCTACGTAGATCATCTATAGATATTGTCCGACCTATCGTAAAATGTTCAAAATTAGAAGTTAACACCAATAGCTTGAAGAGCAGAAGTATTCATGGTTACCTCAAAGGCCAAGAACTCATTCTCAGCTACAAGAGTAACGCTGTACTTGCTACCATCTGCACGCGCAGTTCCGGAACCTTCACCTGAAGCAGATAACTGCAAGTATGGGAAGTACCAATACTTTCCGTTGGCATCTTTTACGATACCTGAAAGATACTGCTGTCCGCTTCCTAAGATTTTGATAGCTCTTGAGGTAGCCATCTCTCTTCGGTGGAACATTAAGTTGATAGTCTGAGTCACGAATGAGCTACCGTTAACAAGGTCAGCAGCTAAGTCCTCAGTGTAGTTAGATGTGTTTCTACGGATGTGGTAGTCAGTGAAAAGTATGGGAGCAGGTACCGTGGTTAACGTAAAACCTGTTACTTCCCAATCACCTGGGTTAGTGGTGTTAACTGTCACACTCACTACATCATCCTGTGGGATCAATGCTATCCCATGCAAGCCCCCGGAGCTGTTCTCACAGCTCTTGGCAACCGCTTCTAATGCTTGACAAACATTTGGCATGATTAAAGAGTATTAAAGAGCCCCCTTTGCAGAGGGCTCAAGATTATTATTAAGAATAGAAAACGATTTCAGTAGGGTTCACAAAGTGGAAGCCAATCTTCATGTCCGCACGAGTACGGATGTAAGGCTCAGCAACAGTGTCACGTAGGTTAACCGCACGTAGATCAGAGCTATCTCCTTCAGCATCGAATGCGTAGATCAAGTTGTCTTTCAAAGTCATAACGAAAGTATCGTTAGACATCCCTTGGCACTGAACGATTTTGATACCTAAGTAAGTCAAAGACAAGTCCTGAGTGATGTATGCATTGGTGTTACCTGCAGCTACTCCTAATCGGTAGATATTTACTAATTGAGTAGGTAGGTAGAAGCGTAGGTCAGCAGTGTTAGAAGCAACCGCAGCAGGCAATAAAGCGAATGCAGTAGACAATGCAGTCTCAAGAGCTCCGAATGAAGTGATATTACCAGTACCACCGTTGATAACTCCACCAGGTCCTACAGCAGCAGTCAACTTTTTCTCATAACCATCACACAAAGCAAGGGTTGGGTTCAATGAAGCTGTATCACCTTTCCATCGGATGTTCTCGATGTCTTGACCAACAGTCTTAGCCATAGTCTCCCAGTAGAAGTTCATAAAAGATGCAACAGAGAAGTCACTGTTAGACCCTTTAGTCATCTGCAAAGAAACGAATGACTGCTCAAGGTCGAACTGACAGATTTGAGCCATAGCAGATACAGCACAAACGTCAATCAACACTGCACTCAAGTCATCAGTTGAGCCTGGAGTTGGCCATGCACAGGTAGATGATTGTAATACATTACCGAAAACAACAGTACCAAGTTTTGTCTGGTATTTAACACCAGGCAAAGTACGGAAGTTGTTAGGCACATCCGACGTTAAGTAGGCGGCGGAGTAGAATGCCTCAGGGTTTGCAGCCAATAAAGCTGTTGGGTCGACTTGTAGGTCGAATTTTAATTTACGCATTTTTATTTAGAATTAAATTGGTTAAACTTTCTTAGGTTCTCAGCAAGCATAGTCTTAGCATCAATCTCAATAGTCTCCTCTTCCTCCTCAGTCTCAGCTCCAAGAGCCTCCTCTAATTGACTTTTTAGCTCAGCTACTATAGCTAACACTGAATTGATTTGCTCAGCGATCATAGGCTGAACGATTGCAAGGATAGCCTCAGCATCCATGGCAGGGTCAACAGCAGCCTCAACCTCTTCCTTCACTTCTTCCTCTTCCACTACAGTTTCAGCCATTGCTACCTCTTCTTTATCCTCCATAGTCTCCTCGACTTTTTCCTCTTCTTTAATTTCAACTACGCTGCCATCCTTGACAACGTAGATTTTGCCCTCAATGAGGTGCTCTCCATCAGGTAATTGCATATTATATTTAGATTTTAGTTTCATTCCCATGAAGCCCTCAATGCTGAACCCTACCTGATCCTTTTCAACCAGCTTGTTGTAGTATTCAATATCAGTTATTTGAGCTGTTAGCATTAACGTACCGGAAGGCACCTCAATGCCATAGGTTGTGTATGCCTTATCAAGCTCGGGCTTATCTACTAGCCATGCCTCAAGGATGTAGGCAGGTACTTTTTTCTCTTCATTGTGCTCAAGGTTAAACTTGGCAGAGTTAACTAACTGCTGCATGAACTTGGAGTGCATTGCATCTATCTCCTCAACCGTGAACTTGACCATGTACTCCTCATCAGTATCATCATCCTTACGATAAATTTCCATAGGTATCATGGCAGGAGCTGTGATACGGTACTTCAACCCATCTTTGAAAGCTAATGCCTTAGTCTGTTGGTTGAATGCCATACCTTTCACTTTAATAGCAGGCTTAGATGTGAATGCAATAGCCTCAATGCCTAAGTCTTCACCGCCCTCAGCATAGTCAGGGTCGATGGTAATGGTGTAAATTGGTAATTCGGTCACGTATATATTGTATTTTTTTTATATTTGTTCAAAAATTGCAAATGATTAAAATACTTGACCGGGAAATTCCCAACCTAATCACCGAGTTAACGGTGGAACAATTTGAAAAGTTGACTGATTTTAACAGTGATACAACCCTTGACCCCATTGAAAGACACCTGAAGATATTTGACTACCTCGGGATACCTGAAAGTGAGTTCAATGATGTGGATGTTGAAAACTTTATTGATATTATTCGGCAGTTTAATGATCATCCTAATTTGAACTATGAGACGGTTAACTCATTAGAGCATGAAGGGTACACCTATAAGGCTGAGATGAAGATGACCGTGCGTGATAGTAAGCTCATTGAGAAGTACAGCATCGGCAAAGAGAAGGGATACATCAGCAATATCCTGGCAGTGTTCTTTAAACGTGAGGACCTTGGACCTGTTGAGCACTATACGGACGCTCATATTAAACACAAGAGTAAATTTTTGGCAAAATTGCCCGCATCTATTTGCATTCCTTACATATCTTTTATAAGTGAAAAAATCAGAGCACAAGCTACCCCGAAGTTGGAGGGAGGTGACACTGGAGCAGTGGACGGAGATAGCCAAAATTGATAAAGAGCAGGGATCTATTCACTACAATAGTGAGGTCCTTTACATCCTAACTGATGTAGATATTGATGAGCTTGACATTGAAGCGCTGTCCGATATGATTAATCAATGCAAGTGGGCAATGTCTGAACCATCCAGTCAATGGAAGCATGAGG